ATACGAATTTAATTTAAAAAAAAAATATATTCGTATATTAAATAAAAATGTCTGGAGCTGTAGCTGCTCATGCTTCGTATAATGGAAGTGGGACCCAGGGTCTTGCTGTTACAAATAAAATTAGCGATTCTTCGTCGACCGATGTAGTATCGGTTTTCTGGAATGATAATGATACATCCCGTCAGCTTTTATATGGCTCGTCTACTATGGAAGTTCCTACATCTGGGTCCGGTAAGAATGCGTCGTGGGGCGGGAGCCAAATTTTCACAGTAAATAACGACGTTGACTGCGTTGGTGATATGTATCTATCCGTAGTCGTAGAATTAAATAAGCCGGTCTCAACAACCGTAGTATCGACTATGATTAAAAACGCCGTCGGTGGCTACGGGAGAGCCTCTGCTTACGCGGATAAGACTTCAGTGTTGTCATACGCGCCAAGCGTCCAGGGGACTGGTTATATCCCGGCGACGAACGGCGCCGCGAAGATCGCATTTAATGCCAGTGTAAACCCTCTTTATTTTTATAACGGTGGCGAGGGAGAATGGCAAATACGTGGTATCCCGGACGCTGCTGGCACCTTCACCCACCATGACTTTGATAAAGATGAGATAATTGGACTTGCTGACTTTTATAACGCCGGCGACGCGTCCGGCGCCTCATTTGGCCCCTACAATGCCGGCGTCGGCGCTTCTGTGCCTCTTCCTGCGGAGTGGGTAAGACCACCCGGTGGCCGAAAGATTTCCTACGCAGAGGCGTTTCAAGTAGTTAGAGACAGGCAGATTATCGACGAAGCGAACGGCGTTCCCCAGGATTACATCAATCTCCCGGCTACCGGCGGAGCCGCCAATTCACAGGCGGCCGAGCCTGATCAGGCGATACCATGGACCAGCCTTTTCGAATCTGTCCCCCAGGGCACCATTATTTCTGGCGGCCTCCCAGCGGGCCTTGAGAGCAAAGGAAAATGGGCCGATTCCAACCTTACAACAAAGGTAAAGTTTCCTCTAGCAAATGTACTTAAGAGAATCGAATTCCAGGTTGGTACTCAGATCTGGCAAACCCTTGAGTATAATGATCTTCTATCTATCAATGCTACTGAGATCGCCGAGAGCTCTTACAATCGTCTAGGTCTTCAGACATCCGGCTATGTAAGAAGCGATGGTCAGCGCGAATCAAGGGGTGAACCAATCTGGGCGCCCGGTGTTAAATACCAGGCATTTATCCCCCTCCCCATGCTTACCAAGTCTATTGGTCCCCAGCTTGAAAATTTCACTCAGCAGTCGGAGGATGGATACCTTATGGCGGCTGCCCCTCATCAGAATGTAAAGATTAAGGTACATTACAACAACTTCAGTGATATTTTCAATACGACGGGTGTACATGCTAAGGAGGTTTTCACCAACACTACCGGCGATTATGTCACCCAGCCTCCAGTTGCCTGGACACCAACTGCCACACTATCCACTAAGCTTTATGCTCAGCATATGATTATGTGCAACGAAGAGCGCGAACAGATGAAGAACATGTCCAACGGCATCCCCAAGCGTCTCAAGATGACACAGAATGTAAACATTCAGGTGCCTCAGAAACTTTACCCCGAACAGGCAATTACTGTTGATTTAGATCATTATTCTATTTACGGCTCTCATCTTATTATTAGCGCTACTTTCCCCGGACTATCCGCTGATTCTATGCCTACTTTAAAGTATGCTGAGCTTAAGCTCAATTCGTCTTCGTTCTCGGGTCAGTTGGACGGATCCCTGCTTAGGGGTATAACTAATAAGACTCTAGGTTTGTACAGCAATCAGTTTAATTTAGACAAGGAGATGCTTGATTCTGGTATCGGTTATTACGTTTTCCCTCTTGCTTCGCGCGCATTTGGCGGTTCGTCTATTCCCCTTAATCGCTTTGACAATATTCGCCTACTTCTTACATTCGACCACCCCGATATTACAAGTTCTGGTACTGCTTACCAGGGAACTATTAACGTAACTGGTGTAGGTGAGACAACGGGTCTATACAAGGCGGGTGCGGCGTCGCTTGCTATGTATTAAATACATATTTAAGAGATAAACATTCAATAAATTTAATATACAAATTTAATATACGAATTTAATTTAAAAAAAAAATATATTCG